CACCTGCTACGTTTTTTGACGACGTGAGTAAGGCTGGCACGGTTGACGAGCTCGAGGCTTTGTGGAATATGGCGAAACGTGACGGTTACGCCGACTTTGTGCGTAAGATGGTTACAGATCGTAAGGCAATGATTACAGGGGGTAAAAAATGAGTTACACGATACAGGATGTAGACGTAAACGACCAGCTAGAGATGTATTTAGCTCGTGTGCGGTTGTGTGGTGCGTCTGACCAGTGGACTATTGGCGACAAGGGTAAGCCGTGGACTGACTATTACAAGCAGACCTCGGTGTTGTTCCGTAAAATGCGGGAGTCTCGCCGTGAGCGTGTAGAGGGTAAGAGTGAGTAACCTTACACCCGCGGACATTATCGACACGCTTAGCCGTATCGGTCGTGAAATTGACGAGGCTACCGCTACTATTGCGGACCTCGACGAGGCGGCGGTTAGGGCTAAGGCTGAGTATAAAAAGGGTTACGCTCGTGCGTTTTTGACGTGTGAGGGCTCTATGGATGTTAGGCGTTATACGGCTGAGTTGGAAATGTCGGACGCTTATTTTACGGCTGAGCTTGCAGACCAAGAGTTACGGGCTGAGGTTAGCCGGTTGCGAGCTTTGCGCGATCGGTTGGAGATTGGGCGCTCGTTGGGGCCGCTTATTCGGCTCGAGTGGGGCCAGGCTTAGATTGTGTCTGGCGCTAGCTCGCGACGTAAAGGCAACCAGGCAGAGGTCGAGGTTACTAAGGCTTTGGAGCGTGCCGGTTGGACTGCGGTAACGTCTAGGGCTGCGCGTGGCGGGTACCAGTCGGGCGAGGACATTATTACTAATTTTCCGTGCTCTATAGAGGTTAAAAATCAGGCTCGTTTGGACTTGGCGGGCTGGTGGGGTCAAGCTGTATCGCAGGCTGGCGATAAACCCCCCGTTGTGGTGCATAAGAGGGTTGGTAAGGGCCAGGCTGAGGACTGGTGGGTAACTATGGACTTGGCGACCTTATTGCGTCTTGTAGAGCGTCCTAACGGCTCCTAGTGAGTATTGGTAAGCGGTCTAAGAAACAGGTAGAGCGTATCCGGCAGGTCGTTTACGATCGTGACGGTGGTGTGTGTGTCGGTCAGGGTTTCAGCTTGCCTTGTAGTGGCGGGTTGACTGTGCAGCATAGGGTTAGCCGTGGTATGGGCGGTAGTGCCCAATACGACTCAGAGCCCGCCTGGCTGATTAGTTTGTGCTGGGCACATAATGTGGCGGAAACGTCTAACGCGTCGCTTAGAGAGGCGTACGTGGCTCGTGGGTGGGGTGTACCGCGTTGGGTGGTCAACTCGTGGGATATTAGCGACGTGCCGGTACGCTATTTTGACGGCTGGAAGTTTTTAGTCAATAATGAGCGGTTAACGGTGTCAGAGAGTGACGCCCTCGAGAGAATGAGAGAGATATATGGGAGAGAGTGAGCTGGTCGAGTCCGACCTAAAGTTTTCTATTGTCCCCGAGTGGCTATTAGACAGTGCGGTAAGCCATAAGGCGATTAGGGTGTACGCGATTATTGCTAGGTACGCGGATAATCAGACGATGACGGCGTGGCCGGCTAGGGCGACTATTGCGGGTAGGGCTAAGTGCACGATTAAGTCTGTCGATCGTGCGATAAGTGAGCTGGTCGAGGTGGGCGCGTTGGGTAAAGAGTTGCGTCGTGATGACACGGGGCAGCGCAGTAGTGTTTACACTTTGCGACGTGTCAGAGGGGGCGACAAAATAACCATAGGGGGGCGACAAAAACGACATAGGGGGGGCGACAAAAACGACACACTAACTAGACCCAATGAACTAGACCCAATTAAGAGTATGTATAGTGCGCAGTTCGACGTGTTTTGGGAGGCGTACCCGCATAAGGTGGATAAGGCTAGAGCTCGTAAGGCTTTCGCTAAGGTGGACGTTGAAAAGTTGGGGTTGGTTGTGGAGGGTGCGCAACGTTTCGCGGGTGACCCTAATCTGCCTGCTAAGGCGTATGTGCCGTATCCTGCTACTTGGCTTAATAATGAGCGGTGGGAGGATGGGCCGTTGCCGGCACGGGGCAAGCGCGGCGAGTCGCGGTCGCGGGCTGAGGATAATCTGGCTAGACTGCGAGAGCTAGAGAGAGGCGCGTAATGGATAAGTTGGAGACAGAGCGGTTAGTCCGCAAGCTGGCCGTGTTGGATAACCGGCAGGTAAACGATGGGGTCGTGGATAGTTGGCACGAGCTAATTGGGTACTTGTCGTATGAGGTCGCTAAGCGATCCGTTGTGAAGGCGCAACAAGACGTAAATATTAAGTGGGTAGAGCCTAAACACGTATTGGCTAAGTCTCACGAGGTCACTAAAGAGCTCAATGAGGAGGCTAGTAAGTCTGCCCGTGAGTTGGATGATTACCGTGAGGGTGACCCGCAACCTAAGTGTGCTGAGCACGGGGCTCTTATTACCGCGTGTCTGCCGTGTTGCTCTAAGATTTACCGTAAGTCTTTGGAGGTGTCGCCTAGCGTTTTGAGCGCTTGGATAGACGAGCACGTGTACGAGGTGGCGTCTTGACTGAGGTTAAACCGTTTTGGTTACCGCCAGGGTTTCGCCCGATGAGCGACGAGGCAATAGCGTCTCTATGCAGCGGGGACAGTAAACCCGACGTTGTGCAACTAAGGGCAGAGACTCTACTTATCCGTGTAACAGACCACCAGGGGGAAAAGTGAGCTGGCAAGCAGAAATGTTAGGGATCGACATAGAGGCTTTAAAGCGTGAACGGTTCCACACGTACGTAGCCCCTAAACGCCCCGAGCCCACGGTTGTCGAGCAACCAGCCGAGTCGAGGTGGATAACACTAAAAGAGGCGGCCGAGCTCGTCCACTACCACGTAGCCACGATTAGACGTTGGACAGAGTCAGGACAGATAGCTTACGTTATGCAAAAAAATAGGCTTATGGTCGCTAAAGACGATATTTTGCGACACGCCGGCACACGTTAAAGGTGAGCTAAAACTACAACCGTGTAATATTGTCAACTGGTCAACGATTTTAGGGGGTAACCGTGGAGAAAAATGAGGCGCTTGTCGAAGTGACAGGCTGGCTAAACGATGTTAAAGAGTTCCACTGGGGCGTAGCGTTAAAGGTCGCTGTAGACGTCCGCAAGAAAAACGACAATGACGAGTGGGAGACCGTAGACAAGACCGTTTACGACGTCACCACAGACCAACGTAACGCCCTTGAGGGTGTAAAACAGGTCAAGGTCAAGGGTCGCATTACCGGCACTAGCACATTCCCGAAACGCGACGGCTCCACGGGTTCCGCTATCAAGGTGCGAGCCACCAGTGTCACGGTTGCAGGCGAGAAGGTCCAAGAGGCTGCCATTATGGAAATGTGGCCTACCGCAGTTATTGGACAGGCGAAACCGGTAGACGAGAGTGCACCCTTCTAACGACGACCTGCTAAACCTAGTCGACCGGCTAAGCCAACCGCACAAGTCTGCGGTGATCGTAGAGGACGACGACGGCACAGAGCAAAAAGTGTATATACAACACGACGCTTTGCTAAAACAGTTACGCGAGCTCGTGCACTCAAGCCTCGGCTCTAGCGTGCAAGGTGCGGGGCTGGCCTCAGAGCGTAACGTTATCGACGCGGACGCCCTGGACTATTACGAGGCTCTCAGCCGGCAGATACGTCGACTGTATAGCGAGGTGTCGGACGCTAAACCGTTTCCCGACCCCGAGAGCAACTTGCGACAATGGTATATACAGTTCGCACAACAAGCGACAAGCCGTAAAGTTTCCGACTCGGTAATCGCAGAGAAAACTAAAAAAATTGCGTCTATGGTGTACGGGATCGAGTCAAAACTAAACCCGCCAACCGTGTTAGAGATTACGGCACCCTGCCCTCGTTGCGGTGCCAGCCACGCCACAGACGAGCAAGGCGTGTACCGTCGGGCTATCCTAATCGAGTCTCGTGTAGTCCAGTACCGCTCGCTCGAAAACACTAAAGCTCGTTGTATCGCGTGCCTCGCTGTGTGGCTCCACGGCCGCGGGATGAGGCAGCTAAGGTACGAGATTGACCATACCGAGGAATTGCGACACGCCGAGGATGAGAAACCCGAACAAATGTTCGAGAAGTATGCTACACTGGGGGTGCGCTCTATTAGTGTGCCCAAAAACGAAACGAGGCCCTAATGCGTATACTCTTTTTTGACCTAGAGACTACCCCTAATCTGGTTTGGGTTTGGGGTTTGTTGAATCAGAATATTTCTTTGGCGCAGATTGTAAAGCCAACCGAGGTGATGTGTTTTGGCGCTCGCTGGTCTGATTCTAAAAAGGTTATATTTAAGTCTATCCACCACGATGGCAAAGAGGCAATGCTAAAAGAGCTACACAGGCTTATGGATGAGGCAGACTATATTTCCGGTTGGAACTCTAGAGCCTTCGACCACAAACACATAAACAGAGAGTTTATCGAAAACGGTTTACAGCCACCTTCTCCCACTAAAGATTTAGACCTAATGGCTACCAATAAAAAAAACTTTAGGTTCCCAAGTAACAAACTTGACTACGTCGCTAAAGCGCTAGGCGTAGGGGAAAAGGTAAAACACTCTGGCTTTCCGCTTTGGACCGAGTGTATGGCTGGCAATAAAAAAGCTTGGGCCGAGATGAAAAAGTACCAGATACAAGACGTAAACCTCTTGGTTGACTTGTACGAAAAGTTTAAGCCGTGGATGGATAACCAGCACCCTAACGCCGCCATATACAACGGAAAACCCGAGTCTTGTATTGTGTGCGGATCGGAACACCTCACAGTAAGGGGTCGGTCTTACACGTCAACCGGCAGTTACCCGCGGTACCAGTGCCAGTCGTGCAAAAAATGGCAGCGTAGCAAGTCCTCGACTCGCACAAACCAGTACCGTCATATATAGAATTACCTTAGACAGTCTCGGCAATAGTCCACACTGTAAATATACGACTACCTTATGGCGGTCGAGGCGTAAGCCAATGGAACAGAGACTAAGCCGAGTTATCGAAAGGTTTTTATTATGTCCGCTGAGACGTACGACGAGCTCGCACGGGCAATAACAGAGCACGTAATAGACGAGGCTCTAGACCCCGTAGACTTTGTCCGCGACTGGGTTATCGTGGCCTCGGCTGGTACTATGGATGACGACGGCGAGACGGCAGATATTGGCGTGTACCGCTCAGTCACAACCCCACTATATGCGGTAACAGGGTTACTCGAGTGGGGCAAGTCCGCATACGGGGAGGTCTACTAAATGAGCGCGTGGGAGATTATCGGATGGCTGATTGCTGTACCACTGGGGATAACGTCTCTAATCTTTGTGTATGCGGTGAGCGTTGCTGTTGTACGGGCTATTGCACGTGGGACCAAACGTTAGACGACTGTAGCTAATGCCCTACACCCCACCACAAGACGTACAAGACGCCGCCAAAAGAGCTCTAATCTGGTTAGCTGAAGGATACGCCGGCTCAGGTTTTACCGATGTAGGTAGAGCCCGTGCCGTGCAACTCGCTAACGGCCGTGACGTATCAGAGGACACGATCGCACGTATGCGGTCATTCTTTGCTAGGCAGGCAGGTAACAAAGACGCCGAGGGTTTCTACCGTGGCGAGGATGGTTACCCGAGCCCTGGCCGTGTAGCGTGGGACGCCTGGGGTGGAGACCCTGGGCAACGTTGGGCCAACTCGGTACGCCTACCTAACGAGTAAACACGACACCCCCTATGGCACATAACTGGGACTCGAGCAAGAGACCTAAAGACCCCCCAGGCTGGAAACAGACCCGTGCCCTAGTCATACAGAGAGCCGTAGGGATATGTCAACACGAGGACGGCTGTACGCACAAAGGTACGGACGTGGACCATATAGTAAACCTGGCGGCCGGCGGAAACCACGACCTAAATAACCTAAGACTATTGTGCCCCTGGCACCATAAGCGTAAGACAGCGCAAGAGGCAGCAGAGGCAAGAGCCCGTAAGCCAGTAATAACCGAGACACGACCTAAGGGTACCCATCCAGGTTTAATCTAGGTAGGGGGACCCACCCCCTCCCCCCCCATAGGGGCAGGCGGAGAGGTGCTGTAGTTCGCTGTACGTGCAATACGCCAGCTTTTACCCCCTGTAAGGCTTTGTGCGCCTATCTAACGGGCGTACGCTAATCGACCTGGGTGGGTTGGTATCCGTGGGGCTCGAGGGCTTAGACAGGCGGTAAACGGGTTTTTGCCGCTTATCGTTACACCTGGTAGAGTCTGGTTATGACTTTTTGCCGTGTGTGTGGAATGGATTTAGTGCAGCCTAAGCGTGGCCGCAAGCCGCAGTATTGTGGTAGCGGGTGCAGGGTGAAGGCGCACAGGGATCGTAGACGGTCGCCGGCTTATGTCGCTGAGGCGCAGGCTAGGGCCAACCCGATACCGGCCGAGTTGCGGTCGCGGTCTCGCTGGGTTCGACACCGAGCGAAACGACCGATCGCGATTGGCGGGTGGGGTGTCTCGGTGCACGATGAGCACTCGTGGGCTAGTTACGCTGAGGTTGCTAATTGTGACAAGGGCGACGGTTACGGGTTTGTGCTAAATGGCGACGGTATTGTGTGTGTCGATTTAGACGACTGTGTTACTGGCGGTGTTGTTGACGCTGAGGCGGCTAAGTTTGTCGAGGGTCTCGGTGAGACGTATAGCGAGTTTTCGCCGTCGGGTCGCGGGTTGCACGTGTGGGGTTATGGTGACCTCGCTAAGGGTTACAGGTTTAAGGCGGGTAGTCTCAAGGTCGAGGTTTATCCCGCCGGTAGGTTTATTACGGTAACTGGCAAGCCGTACCGTAAGAGCAAGCTCGACGTTTTGTATTTAGATTGGGCTTTGCAACGCTAGGCGTGAGATACGCCGTTATTCTCGAGACGAGGTAACACTATGGTTATGGCTGGACGTAAACCCAGTGATCGTCCGACAGTTACGAGGCATAAGCCTACGGTTGACTGGACGGATGTAGTTAACGTGCCTTATTCCGGTGAGAAACCGGCTTTACCCGAGGTGCGAGAGATTATAAACAAGGCCGGCGAGTCTACTATTTTCCCTATGCCTGAGCAGACGGTTACGTGGTATGAGTCGGTCACTACTATGCCGCACTGTGTCTTATGGTCGCCTAGCGATTGGGCTTTTTGCTTAGACACTGCGCTTATCCACGCCCAGGCTGTTACCGGTGTTGTATCGGCTATGTCTGAGCTTAGGCAGCGCGAGAAAATTATCGGGACTACTGTAGACGCTCGTAGAGACTTGCGGATACGTTACGTGGAGCCCGAGGCTGAGTCGGTTACTCTTGCGCCTGTCGACGAGCTCGACGACCGCAGGGCACGGCTCTTAAATGCGTGAACTGATTAGGGCCGACTCGCACGATCGTAACCGCTCTTTGGGTTGGGTTGCGGTGTGGTGGATAGAGACTTTTTGTGTCCACGGCCCTGGCGATGTGCAGGGGCAACCTGTCGCGCTCGATGACGAGTTTACCGCGTTTGTGGTGGATGTTTACGCTTTGGACGGTGACGGTCGACGCCTGTACGACTCGGCTTTTATGTCGAGGGCTAAGGGTCGCGCTAAGTCTGAGCTCGCCGGTTTTATTGTGCTGTTCGAGGCGATGGGGCCGGCACGGTTTAGCCATTACGCTAGGGGCGGGGAGACGTACGAGCGTAACGGGCTTGTTTACACGTATGCGGCGGGTGAGCCGGTAGGTGTGGAGGTCACCGCCCCTGTTATCCGCTGTTTGGCGACAGAGGAGGGGCAGGCTGGCAACACGTACGACAACGTTTATTTTAATCTCACTGAGGGTGTTCTAAGTGAGGGGTTGCCGCGCGACGCGGCTGGTTTAACCCGTATTTTCTTGCCCGGTGGTGGCGAAATTGTGCCGTCGACTGCGAGCAATAGCTCTAAAGACGGTGGCAAAGAGACTATGGTGGTCTTTGACGAGACCCACTTGTATAACCGTCCCGAGCTTAAGCGTATGTACCAGACGGTCAGGCGTAACCTCGCAAAACGTAAAATCGCTGAGCCGTGGTCTCTCGAGACGTCTACTATGTATCTGCCTGGCGAGAAGTCGGTAGCTGAGGAGACCCACGAGCTGGCAAAGCTCATAAACGAGGGTAAGACCAAAAGGCAACGGTTACTCTTTGACCACCGCGAGGCAGACGCGGACATAGATTTAACAGACGAGGACCAGGTACGCGCTGGTATCGCTGAGGCTTACGGGCCGTTCGCTGAAATTATGGATGTTGACCGTATCCTGTCAGAGTTTTACGATCCGCGTAACGACCCGTCGGACTCGCGCCGGTACTACTTTAATCAGCCTACGAGTGCACGCGACGCCTGGGTTACAGCGCCCGAGTGGAACGCTTGCTATGTTGACAAACCGGTTAAACCTGGTGAGGACGTTACTTTAGGTTTTGACGGTTCGCGTAAACGTGCTCGAGGTGTCACAGACGCCACCGCTCTTATTGGTTGCCGTGTTTCCGATGGGCACCTGTTCGAGATTAAAGTGTGGGAGCAACCTAACGGCCCGTCGGGTGACGACTGGGCTGTACCTGTCGACGAGGTCGACTATGAGGTGGCTAAAGCTTTTGAGACTTACAACGTTGTAGGTATGTTCGCGGACCCCGCCCGCTGGGAGAGCTATATAGCTAAGTGGGAGGCCGCATACGGTAAGAAACTTAAAGCTAAGGCTAGCCAGTCCAACCCGATAGCGTGGTGGATGACTGGTAACAGGTCTTACCTTGTCGTTAGAGCGGTGGAACAGTTTAGTACCGCTATTTTGGATAAAGAGCTAACACACGACGGCTCTTTAGCTTTGACTCGTCACGTTTTAAATGCTCGTCGCCGTATTGGGCGCTCGGGTATAACTATTGCAAAGTCCCACCCCGAAAGTAGGGACAAAATCGACGCGGCCGTTAGTGCTTTGTTGGCTTACCAGGCACGGCTTGTAGCCCTCTCGAAAGGTGAGGCCACACGATCCACTTTTATCCCGCGTCGCATACGTTAGGACATTCTTTATATGGCTACACAGCTCTCTAGCACACAACAAGGTTTACTTAAGGCTTTGGCTCGTAAGCAAGCGCACTACAACCTACTCGAGCGTTATTACGATGGTGACGCGCCGCTACCCGAGAGTGCGGACGGTCAGAGTCGCGCTTACCGACGGTTTCAGCGTAAAGCACGTCTAAACCTGGCCCAGTTGTCGGTTTCTGCCGTACGTGAGCGTATGGTTATCGGCGGTTTCCGTACTGGTGCCGATGATGACGAAAACGGGGACCGTGAGGCTCGCCGTTTGTGGAAAGCTAGTAATCTGGACTTTGGCGCTGCCGACTTGCACTCGTACCTACTGCGTTTTGGTACCGCGTACGCCCTTGTGGGCTATCCTGCGGGCTCAGAATACCCCGTAGTGACCGTGGAGGACCCCAGGCAGGTTTACGGCCGTACGTCGCCTACAGAGCCGTTTAAGGTTATTGAGGCTATCAAGGTTTTTAACGAGGGCGGCGAGCATTACCTCTACTGGTATGGCCCCGACTCGGTCGAGGTGTTTGTAAAGTCTGGGCAAGACAATATTTACGACCCCGACAAGTACCAGCTCGTAGAGGAGATGGCTAACCCGTTGGGCGAGGTGCCCGTGGTGAAGTTCGCTAACGCGGACGAAAAGGGCGAGTACGAGCCTTACCTGGACATTATCGACCGTGTTAACCATATGATTTTGCAACGTTTGGTTATTGCGACAACGCAGGCGTTTAGGCAACGCGTCCTAAAGGGTGATTTTCCGACGCACGACAGCGACGGTAACGAGATCGACTACTCGGGTATTTTCGAGTCGTCGGCTGGCTCTTTGTGGATGATTCCCGAGGGTGCCGATGTTACCGAGCTGGGGCAGGCTGAGATTACGGGTATCCTAAACGCCGTACGAGCCGATATACAGGACTTTGCGGCTGTCACCCGTACCCCTATGCACTACTTTACCCCCGAGGGCGCTAACGGGTCCGCAGAGGGCGCACAGTTGGCACGTGAGGGTCTGGTGTTTAAGACCGAGGACCGTATTGCACGGGTTAGCCCTGGCTGGTCTCGCGTTATGTCGCTTGTCTTTAGGTGGCTGGGCGATGACGTCCGCGCTACGTTGCTCGACCTTGAGCCGTTGTGGAAACCCGCCGAGCGTTACAGTATGGCCGAGCGTGCCGACGCTAATAGCAAGTTTCAAGATATTCCGTTTAGGTCGCGTATGTCTCTTATTGGTCAGTTCTCCCCGGCGGAAATTGACGAAATGGAAGTGCAACGGGCCGGCGAGACGTTGCTTACCGAGGCATTGTTGGGGACACCAGACGAGACACCACCGCCAACTATTGAGGCGTAATGGTTACGTTAGCCGAGGTTAGAGACGGCTATAACCGACTTAATACTAGGTTGGTTAGGGGTGCGGGCGCTCTTGCCGGTAATGCTTTTAGACAGCTTGGCTCGTGGCGCGATGACGATTTAGAGCGCTATATAAGTGTTGTTGGTCCGCAGATCGACGGGTTTAAGCAACAAGCGGCTAACTTGCAGGCCGCTTATTACCAACAAGTGGCTAAGGCTAACGGTGAGTCTTTCACCCCAGAGCCAACTAGACCCAGTGATTTAACCGATGAGGTATTGCGTAACGGGCCTAGCGCTCAAGAGGTGTACCGTCGCCCGTTTGTGCAGGTTTATACGGCTTTGTCTGCTAATACTCTTTTTACTACCGCTATTGAGCAGGGCGCGGCTAGAGCGTCGTCGATCGCAGAAACTAACGTACAACTTGCTAGCCGACAGGCTGGTTTAAAGCAACGGCAAGGTAATAGCAATATTGTCGGTTACCGTCGTGTGTTGACTGGCTCGGAAAACTGCGCTCTGTGCGCTATCGCTTCGACCCAGAGGTACACCCGCGACAACCTAAAGCCGATACACCCTGGTTGTGATTGTGGCGAGGAGGCTATATACGGCGACTTTGACCCTGGGCAGGTTATCGACCAGGGCGGTCTAGACAGTATCCACGAGGCTTTACAAAGCCAGCTCGGCGTATCAGACCGAGAGGCACGCGACGCCGCTATAGGCAAGTTTGTGCAGTACGACGACGACGTGCGTTTGGCAGACTTTACCGAGATTATCGCTACGCGACAGCACGGCGAGTATGGGCCCACTTTGACCTGGCGCGACCAGGCTTTTACTGGGCCTAACGATATTTAATTTTCCGGCCACCCTGGTCGGTTATGACTCGAGACGAGTCCTATCTATTCCGAGACGGAAAGGTAACCCCTATGTCGCAAGACGAAACTACAATAGAAAATAAACCCGAGGGCGACGTTGTAGAGGCTGAGACAGCCAGCACAGACGTTAACCTAGAGGAGTATCCGCAAGACCACCCCCTAGTAAAAACTCTGCATAAGCAACGCGCAGAGCTCAAAGAGCTTAACCGTAAACGCGAACAGTTCGACCAGGCTAATACTGAGCTTGAGGCTATTCGCCAGTCACAGCTAAGCGAGCAAGAGCGTGCCGTGGAGCAGGCTAAAGAGGATACTAGGCAGGCGGTCAGGTTGGAGTTCGCAGAGAAATTGGTAGAGGCAGAGCTTAAAAGTTCGCTTAAGGGTAGGGCGCTTGAGGGCGACTCGATCCTGGCGTTCGATAAGACCGCGTTTATCGACGACTCTGGCGACATTGACAGCGAGGCTATTGCGACGTGGGTGGAGGCTCACAGCACAAACCTCGACGCGCCTAAACCAGACTTGGGGCAAGGTGCCCGAGGTAACAAGAATTCGCTCGCACAGATTCGCTCGCGAGACGAGTTAAACGGAATGACCCCAGACGAGATTTTAAGAGCCCGTAACGACGGTCGCCTAGATTCTCTTATGGGGAAATCTTAAACAAGAAAGGTAGCTAAAAAATGGCTATTGACCAATTTATCCCAGAGGTGTGGGCGGCAGGGGTTACCCAGTCGTTTATCGCCAACCAGGTGGTTATCCCCACCCTTGACAACGCGTTTACGGGCGACGTTACCGCTGGTAACAAAGTCCACATTATTAACGCAACCACCCCTACGATCGCTGACTACAGCGCGACCCGTACCATCACGGCCGAGGCTCTTGCCGACACCGAGGTACAGTTGCTCATTGACCAGGAAAAGGCTTTCTCGGTTAACGTTGACGACGTCGACAAGGTGCAGGCTTCGAGCGAGTTTGGCCCCTGGGTTGACTCTGCCGGTCGTGCGCTCGCTGAGGACGCAGAAAACTACGTCCTCGACCAGATGCTCGCAGGTGCAACCAACTCCAACTCTGGCAGCATTGTCGTAGACACCGCCGCCGAGGCGCTTACCGGTGTCCGCGCTATGCGTACCGCTATGGGTAACGCAAAGGTTCCCGCGTCTAACCGCTACCTGGCCGTGTCGCCCGACTTTGCCGACCTGCTCATTCAGGGTCTGGACGACGTCTCTGTAGCTGGAAACGACTCGGAGCTGCGCAACGGTGTTATCGGACGCCTCTACGGCTTTACCGTCGTCGAGACCGCGCTGGTCGCCACCGACTCGCAGAGCGTTGGAGCTTTGGCATACCACGGCTCTATGGTTGCGTTTGTCAACCAGATTCAGAGCCTCGAGTCACTGCGCAACCCGTCGAAGTTCTCGGACATTGTTCGCGGTCTGAACGTGTACGGCGCTAAGGTGCTCAAGAGCGACGCTGTTTACAGCTACTACTCTGGCTAATACCAGTAGGTAACTGCTATGAGGGGGCGGCCTTACGGTCGTCCCCTCTACGCCGCACAAAGTTTTTTACGAGAGGCTAAAAATTGGCTCTAGCTACTATTGCCGACGTCGAGGCACGTATTGGTCGGTCTTTGACCGCGGGCGAGACCGCACAGGCTACGGCTTGGCTCTCGGACGCCTCAGCTATGTTTGTGCAGCGTGCCGTACAAAAGTTCGAGGTATCCGAGTCTACGGTTAGACTGTTCCCTCGCGACGGTATTGTGCGTCTGGTGCAACGCCCTGTAATTGAGATAAACAGCGTTGTAGATATTGACGGTGTCGAGCTTGATTACACTTACGACGGTTTCCAGTCTCTCTATGAGCTGGGCTCTTATAGCCCTGTAATTGTCAATTATGACCACGGCTCCGACACTATCCCCGACGACGTTGTTGCGGTTGTTGCCGGTATGGTTGTGCGTACTTTGCTTATCCCCGCCGACGCGGCGGCTGGTATCCAGCAGCAGAGCGTGGGGCCGTTCTCGCAGTCTTACGCTAACTGGGCTGTTGGCCGCCAAGTGCTTATGAGCCCTAGCGACATTGAGGTAGCTAACTACTACCGCGAGAAAACTTTTAGGTCCGCGTCGACATTAGGAAACGGTAACTATGGAGTCTATTACCCAAACCCGACGAAGTTCGACCTCGGTCGATAGTTACGGCCAACCAGTATTTACTACTACTACGTCGACCGTTAACGCTATTGTTTCGGCTCGGGTGTCGGGTACTAACTTTGACGCCGACCAGATCGTGGTAACCGACGGTCTCACTATCTATTTACCGACTGGGCACGACGTCCAAGACGACGACACTTTTACTATTAGAGGTAAGACTTACGAGGTCGACGGTGAGGCTTTCGACTGGCGCGATGGTTTGGGCTCGTGGAGCCCTGGCGCGGTTGTTAACTTGCAGAGGCAGATCGACCGTGGCTAGTAAAATACCTGGCGGTGGCGGTGAGGTGAAACTAAACTTTAAGGGTATGGGCGAGTTGCTCAGGTCCAAAGAGGTTGCCTCGCAACTACGTAAGCGTATGGCTCGTGTACAGTCGGCAGTACCAGGTAGCGACTTGCAGGTGTTACGTAATGGTCGTCGAGCTCGAGCTAAAGTTGTTCGAGGCTCTGACTTTGACGAGGCCAACACTGGCACCCTGTCACGTGCCCTAGACCTAGCTGGCGGTAAACGCGGCTACAAAGTAAAAACTAACAAACCCCGACGAGCGAGGGCGAGCTAATGGCGGACGCGGTTATTTTTAGCGACATTATGGCCCACCTGGTTAGCCGTATCACAACTGAGCTAACAGCTTTAGGGTTCACCGATACCCGTGTGGGTATCCTCGCGGACGATACAGACTCGCAAGTAATTTTACGCCGAGACGGCGGCACCCGTCGATCTAAAACGATTATGACGGACAGTATTGGCGTTAACGTGTACGAGACGTCCTACGCTAACGCGGAAACTTTGGCCCGTAATGTTATGGCTGTTTTCGATGATTTACCCGACGGTATCCCTATCGTTGACGTGGTCCCCGAGAGCTCTATACAGGACGTGACCGACCTAAAGGCCCAACGTAGATTTATGCGTTTTGCCGTTGACCATAGAGGTACAAACCTCTAACGAAAGGAAATAATATTATGGCTTTAGACTCTGACAACGTAAGAGTAGCCACTACGGGCGCGGTGTATGTTGCGCCTACAGGTACTACGGCACCAACCGACTCAGACGGTGCACTTGACGCGGCTTTTATTGACCTCGGGTATGTGTCCGCGGACGGTATTGCTGAAACTATCGACAAGTCCACTAACCAGATTCGCTCGTGGCAAGACGGTAGCCTCGTGCGCGAGGTTGTCTCTGAAGGCACCTACTCGGTCGAAATGACGTTTATTGAGACCAACGAGGCCGTTTTGGAGCTTTACTACGGCGTTACCAACGTTGGCGGTAAGTTCTCTATCGACCCCCGTAAGACCGGTGGCCGGCAGTCGTTCGTTATTGACGTTATCGACGGTGCCTCGATCGAGCGCACTTACTTGCCCTCGGGTGAGATTACCTCGGTGGGCGAGCGTACGCTGGCCTCGGGTGAGGCTATCGGCTACCAGGTGACTATCACCGCTTACGCCGACGCTAGCTCTACTGTGGTCGAGAAATTCTTCTCTGACCTAGAGGCTTAATAGCTTGCCCTCTAGGTTTCTTGCGGCGGCCTAGAGGGCTCCCAACCTGGTGGGGGGTGTCTGCCACCCCCGACGCTCCCCACCGTGCCGCTAAAATAATATCTACGAAAGGTATAGCCGCTATGAGTTACGTAATCGAACACAAGGGTAAGACTGTAGAGCTACCCAACTTTAACGATATGCCTACTGGCGTATTGCGTAAGGCACGCCACGAGTCCGAGTCTGAGCAGACTTGGCTTATCCTCGAGGGTGTTCTTACAGACAAGCAACTACAGATTTTAGACACTTTGCCCGTGTCCGAGTTCGCTAAGCATATGAAAGCTTGGACGGGTGGCGTAGCACTGGGGGAATAATCAAGGTCGTCGAGCTAATCGACGACCACAGAGCCGCTTTTATTTACGACTTTAGATACCGTTTTAACTTAGGCCTAAACGACCTGGGCGAGACTATCCCCTGGGTCGAGGTTGTGTATTTAGTCGCTGTTTTGTTGCGCGACCCTACCTCTTGGTTGCAGGTGAGCGTTAACGGTTGGCACCACCCTGTCTCATACGAGTGGGCCGCGATGGTTGCACAGTACGACTTACACGCGCAAGTAAACAGTAAACGGAAACCGAAACCGTACCCGCGCCCCTGGGCTAATACTAACCAGGCTGGCGGTCGAGGCACGGTTAGGGATGACGCTAAAGACATTCTAAAACGCGCTCGAAATGGAGGCCTTAAGTGGCAGAGCAAGCCTACGCTTATGTAACGCTTATACCCGTAGCTAAAGGGTTCCAGTCGGCTATCGCTAAAGAGCTTGGCGGTGTCGAGAGTGTTGGCGGTGAGACGGGCGCTAAGGCCGGTAAAGGTTTTAAGGGCAAGTTCGCGGCGTCTGTAAAGGGGTTCGCGACACCGATCGCGGCTGGTCTCGGTGTGGCCGCTGTAGCTGGTTTTGTCAAGAGCTCGGTAGGTGCAGCTAGTGACCTCGAGGAGTCTCTAAACGCGGTCTCTGTGGCCTATGGTGACGCTACCGCAGACGTTGTGGCTTTGGGCGAAAACGCCGCCACTAGGCTCGGTGTGACCCAGTCTGACTTTAACGCCGCATCTGTTAGGTTCTCAGCTTTTGCGGGCAGGGTTGTCGGCGAGGGCGGTAACGTTGCCGGCTTTGTGGACGATGTTACGACGCGTGCCGCCGACTTTGCCTCGGTGTTTAATATTGACGTGTCCGAGGCTTTGCAGGTTTTCCAGTCGGGTCTGTCGGGTGAGGCTGAGCCTCTAAAACGGTTTGGTATAAACCTGCTCGACTCTGAGGTTAAAGCGTATGCTTTGCGGGCCGGTCTTATCGGTGTCGGCGAGCAGATGACCGAGGATATTAAGACTCAGGCTCGTTATGGCTTGCTTATGGAGTCGACCGCTAATACGGCTGGTGACTTTGCTAACACGTCGGACGGGTTGGCTAACAGCCAGCGCATCCTCAGCGCTAACGTTACACAGTTGCAGGCAGATTTAGGCTCGGTGTTGTTGCCGGTGTTGGCAGACGTGACGAGTGGTATGTTGCCGTTGCTTGACGTTGTGCGCGGTTTCTTTGGGTTTATCCAAGAGAACATACCGACTATTGCTACTTTTGCGGGCATTATTGGCGTGTTGACGATCGCGTTTAACGCGCAACGTATTGCTACAGCCGCGTACGCTGCCGTACAGACTGTGCTTAATTTTGTTTTAGCCGCTAACCCTATAGGTATCGTTATTGTCGCTATCGCGGCTTTGACGGCCGGTATTGTCTACCTGGCAACTAAGACCCAGTTCTTCCAGACTGTGTTCGAGGCTCTTGGGGTTGCCTGGGAGGCTGTTACCCGCACTATGGGTATCGTTTTCCAGTCTTTTATTGACGCGGTAACCGAGGCCTGGACTAATATTAAAACGGTTTTTACCGCTGTTATCGAGTTTATCGGGGACGCGTTTAAATCTTATATAAACGGTTGGATAGGGCTTTTTGAGGGCTTTGTAAATGGCGCTATTCGAGGGATAAACTCTCTCATACGGGCGCTTAACCGTATTAGCTTTAGCTTGCCGTCGTGGGTACCTGGTATCGGCGGTAAGAGCTTTGGCGTAAATATTAGCGAAATCTCGAGTATAAACTTGCCACGGTTGGCCGAGGGCGGTTTTGTTGACAGTCCTACTACGGCGCTTATCGGTGAGGCTGGGCCCGAGGTTGTTATTCCGCTCGATCGGTTCGAGAAAATGGTCGGCCTTGATGGTGGCGGTAACGGTAGCACGGTTAACTATTACGCGGCACCTAATAAGAGTTTTGACGCCGAGCAAGAGCTACGGCTAGCTATGACGAGGGCGAGGGTTTTGGCTTGAGCGGTTACACTCTGACAGGGTCCAACGGCGACGTTATCACTTTTGATAACTCGAGCTACGTGCTAAACCCTACACTTGTGGGTTTCGGTATCCCGCCTACGTCTGTGCGTATTGACGAGTCGGCAAGGTATGGCGGTGTGTACCGGTATAGCCGTCGTGGTGTACGTAATGTCGATATGCCGGTTACCGTGCTCGGGTCGTCTGCTACAGACGTCGAGGACAAGCTGCGACGCCTGGCTAAACTGACACAGGATACGGCTGGCCCTACCACTCTCACGGCTTTACGTGACGACGGCGACATATTTTTAGAGCTGCACTATGTTGGCGGGGCTGAGCTCGAGTACGGTGGCGATACTGGCGGGTACACGTGGGCTAAAACGTTGTTGTCGTTTCAGGCACCTAACCCGTACTGGCAGTCGACCGAGAGCGAGAGCTTTGTTATCACTAGCGGTAACACTGGCCGCGGGTTGTTGCCACAGTTGTCTAAGCTACGTGTTTCGTCGTCTCAGGCTATCGGTGTTGTGAACGTGGAGAATGACAGCGACGTACCGGTTTACCCTGTTATCCGTGTCGCTGGACCGGTGGATAACTTGCAGGTTACTTTGGACGGCCAGGGTTGGGCGTTTACTGAGTCTGTGACGTCGGGTGAGGTGTACCGTGTGGACCACGAGACGGCTACCGTGGAGGACGCTGGCGGGGCTAACCGTTACGACATTCTTGCTACGTCGCCTAAATTCTTTACGCTGCCACCTGGCACGTCTGCCTTGCTCATTACGGGCACTAACGCGGACTCTAATACTCAGATTACGGTAGAGTATAACTTGGCTTATGAGGTGGTGCACGGGTGAGGTTAGACGACCTAACTGTAGAGGTACGTAACAAGTCTCTCGAGCGGGTCGGTCAACTCTCGGGTGCGGACTTGGTCGGTGCCGAGTTTATTTTGCGCCACAACGAGGTTGGTAGCTGGAAAGTTGACCTACACTCGACCTCGGCTATGGCTGAGCTTTTACGCACACCAGGGTACGGTCTTATTGTTACCGGCCCAGATGGTGTAATAATGTCTGGCCCTATGTTGTCGGCGTCTCTTGTGCAGACACAGGATGACCCAGACGGGTCGTGGGCTATTGCGGGTGTTGACGACTCGGTTATTTTGGCTGAGCGTTTGGCTTACCCTGACCCCGCCGAGGATGATGTTACGGCGCAGTCGCAAGCTCACGACGTACGTAACGACGTTGTCGAGACGGCACTAAAAGGGTATGTAGATAGCAACCTGGTTAGTGGCCCTGTTAGCCGGCAGGTTGCAGACCTTACGGTGGCTACAGATGAGGGGCGCGGGGAGACTGTTTACGGGTCGGCACGGTTCGACCAGTTGCAAGAGTTTTTTTACGGGCTGGCACAGTCTGGCGGCGTCGGTTATTCGATCGAGCAAGTGGGCGATAGTCTTGTGTTCGACGTGTACGAGCCTGTCGATCGTAGCGCTCTTATCCGTTTTGATATTGACAACGGCCGGCTTACGTCTGCCGATTACGCTTATTCTGCCCCGTCGTTGACTCGCGCTATTGTGGGAGGCGCTGGGGAGCAAGAGGAGCGCTTATTTTTTGAGGGCACGTTATCGCAGTCTACGGATGCCGAGACTGTGTGGGGTCGCCGTATAGAGTCGTTTGTGGACTCGAGGACTACGCAAGAGTCGGACGAGTTTACACAGGTTGCGACTGAGGCTCTCGTGGACGAGGGTAAAACTCGGGTGTCTATGACGGTGACACCTACGGATAATGCGACTATGTTGTTTGGGTCCGAGTGGGGTTTGGGCGACACTATTACGGTTACCGTGAGGGATATTGTCGCTACGGCTGTCGTTTACACTGTGGCGTTGTCTATCCAGTCGGACGGCGTTTACTTGGCCGCTGAGGTTGGGGCTCCTATGCCGGCGTCTTACGAGGCGAAACTGGGTAAGGCTGCGCTAACTCAGTCTAAACGTATTAGCGAAATTGAGCGTAACAATACTGGGTATGGCGTTGTAACAACGTTTAGCGACATAAGTGGTGGTACGGACGGTACACAACCAACGTTTGGCGGGCCAGTGTTTACGGCCACCTATACCCGTTTTGGGGATATGGTCTACTTTGCTTACTCGGTGGACTTTACCAATATTCTTACGTTTGGTACCGGCCAATACTTTATGACTTTGCCGTATAACAGTCGCCGACCGGTTACGTTCTCGGGCGGGTCTTTGTTCGACGACTCGGCGGGCAATACCTATTCGATACTTGGGCACGTGCCGGCGGGGTCTAACGTTATGACTTTGTCGTATATCAAGTCTAACGGTGAGACTGAGCCGTTCGAGCACAACAAACCGATTACGCTTACGACCGCTGACAGTTTCGACATTACGGGCACTTATGAGCTCGAGCAATAAGAGAGGCAATAAATGACTCAGAGTAGTTTTCCGTTCGAGAATATCGACACGACGGAAACACAATTTAGCCAGATGTTCCGTACCCTCCAGGATGGGGTTAACGGTACATACGGTGGCACAGAGCTCCAAGTATCGGTAGGTACTGGTCTTGCGGTGGATGTTGCCACTGGGCAGGCTATGGTCCGAGGACACTTTTATATCTCGTCTGGTACCGAGGCTCTTGCGCTTGCTACAGCGGATGCTACTAACGACCGGTTAGATGTTGTTGTTTTGCGTCTTGACCCTACGGCTAACAGTGTGGTGTTGGCGGTAAAGACTGGGACACCGGCGGGTTCACCTGTCGCCCCTGCTCTTGTCCAGACAGACGCCGGTATTTATGAGATGGCTTTGGCTAATGTGCTGGTGCCGGCTACGTCGGGTGTGCCTACGACTATTACGGATCGTCGCGAGTATATGGGTACTCGTATTGGTTTGTGGTCGGATGACACGCGACCTACTGAGGTTTTCCCGCACGTTGGTTTCAACACGGATGGTGGCACGTTTGAGGGTTACGATCCGGTGGCTGACTTGTGGGGTCCGATTGGCGGTGGTGGCGGGGTTACTATCTCGGCTACGGCACCGTCTGACCCGTCCGATGGTGACTTGTGGTGGGACTCCGATGATGGCGAGATGTACGTTTATTACGGTGCTGATTCGGTGTGGGTTTCTGCTGCTGGCCCGTCTGTGGCGGTGCAGTCTACAGCGCCTACAGGGTATGAGGGCCAGTTGTGGTTGGATGACACGGATGGGTCTATGTATGTTTATTACACTGACCCTGGTGGGGGTTCGTCGCAGTGGATTGGGGCGGTGTCGCGGTCTGGCGGTATTTTGCAGGTTGTGTCTACGACTAAGACGGATTCTTTCGGCTCGACTAGCACGTCTTTGGTTGACGTGACCGGTTTGACTGCCAGCATTACGCCGAGGTCTACTTCAAGCAAAATCTTGGTTTTATGCGATATTTATTATTCGCAATCTAGTTCTGGCGACAATCAAAACTTCAATTTAGTTAGGGGCACCACGAATATTGCCCAAGGAACGGGTGGTACCAGTCGATTCACAATGCCTACCTATAATACTTCTAGCGCTATAAGAGCTTTTGGTGGCTTTAACTTTTTAGATTCTCCAGCCACAACATCTTCTACTACTTACAAAGTTCAAATGTCCGTTAGTGGGGGCACGGGATACGTTAACCGCGGTGGGGATTTTGATAGAACTGGTGTTTCTACAATTACTCTTATGGAGGTGGCTGGCTAATGGATATTGCACAGATACTTACTAAGCGTTACCCCGATGCCGAGTGGACTCTCGACGGTGACTCTTACAGTGGCCTTACTTGGTTGTCTGACAGCACGAAACCGACTTTTGCCGAGTTGGAGGCTGAGCAGGCTCAGGTCGAGTACGAGGTTGCTCACGCCAGGGTGGTGGCTAACCGGCAGGCAGCTTACCGTGATGACTCTGACCCAGTGTTTTTTGATTTTCAGCGTGGTGAGGCCACGGAGCAGGATTGGTTGGATGCTGTGCAGGCTGTGAAGGATGCACACCCTTACCCTGCCCTTGTGTTCTTTGATGCTAACGGTGGGGATGGTTCGATGCCTTTCCAGCTTGATGCTGGCACGCACGCTTTGACCGCTAACGGGTTTGCGTTGGAGGGTCACACTTTTGATGAGTGGAACACTGTAGCGGATGGTTCGGGTGATTCGTATGCTGATGAGGCGGATTATGCTTTCACGGCTGAGCTGACGTTGTTCGCACAGTGGGTTGCCGAGCCTGTTGAGGATGAGGTGGTCGAGTAATGGCGCTTGATTTTCCCGACAGCCCCGTAGATGGGCAGTTGTATAACGGTTTTGTTTGGGATGACACTTATTCTCTGTGGCGCGTGCGTGGCACTGTAGAAAATCTTGCCGGTGTTTCCGGTGTGACGGGAACGGTTGCCACCACTACTGACGGTGATGCAACTATTTACTCGTTCACGGGTGACGGCACGATTACTGTGGATGTTGCTGGCCTTGCTGACATTCTCGTTATCGGTGGCGGTGGCGCGGGTGGGCGCACTTATGTTTCTGGCGGTGGCGCAGGCGGCCACTTATATATTGAAAACGCTTTTTTGCCCGCCGGAGAGTTACCCGTTGTTGTCGGCCCTGGTGGAGACCGAGCTGGCGACAGCAACAGTATCCCTCAGGGAGGAAAGAACGGCGAGTCAAGTAGGCTTGGCAGCTTTTATGCTCCTGGCGGCGGTGGCGGCGGGGGCGCTAAATATGACAATGGTTACGCAGATTTTGGCAACAACGGTGGGTCTGGCGGTGGTAGCTCAGGAGCGCTTGATGCCGGTAGACCTGGGGGGAAAGGCACGCCTGGACTTGGAAACGATGGTGGCTTAGCCGCCACAGGTAGCGGCGGTGGGTCAGGTGGCGGTGGCGCTGGGGCTGTTGGTGCGTCTGGTGCATCTGGTGGCGCTGGCGGGGCTGGGCTTGCAACCTCTATAACAGGTTCGTCAGTGACTCGGGCGCGTGGCGGAAACGCTACTACCGGTGGGGCCGCTACGGCTAATACTGGTAATGGTGGGGACGGCTGGAATAACGGCGCTTCGGGTATTGTGATTGTGAGGATTGGCTAATGGCTCTTGATTTTCCTACTAGCCCTACTGACGGGCAGATTTACAACAACTATTACTGGGATGACGCTAATTCTAGGTGGCAGTTGTTGGGTGGCGCGTTGGAGGTTCACGCGGCTATCAGTAATACTCCTACGGGGTCTTATACGGATGGGTTCGATTACGAGTATGTGTCGTTTACTAGCGATGGGACTTTGACGGTTACTCGTGGCGGGTATGCGGATGTTCTGCTTGTTGGTGGAGGCGGAGCAGGTGGTCTTGGTTACGCCGGTGGTGGAGGTGCCGGTGGTTTGCTTTATATCGAGAACGCTTATATCCCTGCCGGTTCACTTGATGTTGTTGTAGGCGCTGGCGGTCTCGGTAGAAACGACCAGGGGAATACTGGCTCACAAGGGGGCAGCGGTGGCGCATCCTCATTGTCAAAATACTTTGCTCCTGGCGGTGGTGGCGGTGCCGGTTTTGCTATTCGATACAGCTCAACAAGTATTGACAGTGCCGCTGGGCAAAATGGAGCTTCTGGTGGCGGTGCGAGTGGTCTAAATGCTGGTGTTTTAGTCGCTGGTGGTCTCGGTATTCCAACCCTGGGTAATGATGGTGGTCAGGGCAACGCTTCTTCCGGTGGCGGTGGTGGCGGTGCTGGAGCTGTCGGGGGCACGGCCCCTAGTAGTAACACTGGTGGCGCTGGTGGCGCTGGAACCGCGAACTCTATTACCGGTTCGGCGGTAACTTATGCCGGCGGCGGTGGCGGCGGTGGTGCATCGTCAGGTGGTGCTGGTGGTTCCGGCGGTGGTGCATCAGGAACAGTCTATACAACTCCAACTGATGCCACTGCCAACACCGGCGGTGGTGGTGGCGGGCAATACGACTCAACCCCAGTTGATAGAGGCGGTAATGGTGGTTCCGGTATTGTTATCGTAAGAGTGAGAGTGTAATGCGACTGGTCGAACCTTGGCCCGAACCGTACACGGTAAACGCTCGTAGCCCTTACGGGTGGCGCGTTCACCCCATCACGGGTAAACGCAAGTTCCACCACGGGGTAGACGTAGCCGCGCCCACAGGTACACCCTTGACCGCACCGGCGGACGGTGTGATCGTGCATAAGGGCGCTGGCGGGTCTGGCGGGTACACGCTGATTATCAAGCACGCGCCCGATCTTTACACGGTTTACTACCACCTTGCAAAGCCATCGCACTTGCTCAAGGGCACACGCGTCCAACAAGGGGAGCGGATAGCGCTGGTAGGCAATACTGGTGCTAGCACAGGACCGCACCTGCACTTCGAGGTACGCCACCCTACGCGGACTTGGGGGCAGACTGTAGACCCGATGCCTTATTTTGAGGTTGACGAGGTCGCGCCTGTCGAGCCAGAGCCTAAAGTCGAGGTGACGCCGGCATCTAAACCGCCACGTGTGGTAAAGCCTATGAGCGCTCGCTTACGCCGGTTTTTCGATGTACGTAGGGCGTTACGGTAATGGCTGAGAGTAACGAGACGACCGCGGTAAGGGTGTCTATGCGCGATATTTACGCTGAGGTGCAACGCCAGGGCAAGCTGTTGGAGAAGGTGGCTAATAGTCTGCCTAACAGCGAGGAGACGATCGACGACCACGAGGCTCGTATTCGCAAGCTCGAGACCCGTATGGGTTGGGCTGTGGGTGGTTTTGGTCTTGTGGCCGCGGTTATGCCGTGGATCGTGGGGCTTGCAGGGTGAGCGACGGCCCCTCGTGGAAATATCGCAGACGAGCTATATTTAGTACGCTCGGTTTTGGCGCTGTAGTTATTGTGTACGTGCTTTTCAGTGGTGACGATCGCGCAGTATTGGATACTGTGGTGTTGTCGGTGGCTGGCCTTATGGGCGCAGCTTTGAGCGTTTATACAGGTGCTAGCGCGTATGAGGATGTAAGATTACAGAGAAAAGAGGGTAACCCAGATGGATAAACTAATGCGTTTCCACGAGTACGCCACAGAGCGCGCTCTGAAAACTTGGGCACAGACGGCTATCGCCACTATCGGCGTTGGAGCTGTAGGTATTTTCGAGGTGGACTGGGTTAACGTGCTCTCTGTGTCCTCGCTCGCTTTGATTATGTCGCTGCTTACGTCGGTGCTCCAGTATGACAAGGCCAGCGAGTGAACGCCCGCCTGGACGCTGTAGAGCGTGTGTCAGATTACGAGGTACCTGTAGACCCTATGGAACTTTTGCAGTGTGATAGCTGCCAGTAAATAACCCTCTCTCTCAGGGTGGACCCCTCTAGGCTTTCGAGCTTAGGGGGGTCTTTTTTTTGTTTCCGACACTCTGTAGAGTCAATGTTGCGAGACCGTAGGGTTTTGTGCAAGACTGTGGTAATGGCACACAGCCATAAACCTAGAGAGAGGTAGAAACAATGGGGTACTACAACAATATCGAGGTAGCGTTACAGGATGACGTTACCCGTTACGAGAGCTGGTACAAGGCTGTCGGTTACACGCTGGACGATGTAGCGTGGGCTTGGTTGCACGAGTCCGCCGATCGCGTGTGGAAGGCTATAGAGCTGTGGGAGCACTTGCCGGCTCACCCTAAAGCTGCTACTGAGCACGTCGCTTTACAACCTCTTAGCCGTCGGCAGGCTCGACACCTTGAGAAGGCGGCCGAGGTTATCCAGTTGACCAAGACCGAGTATTGGGTTTTGGTTGCCTCTTTGGCAGCGTTTGGGGTTCTCGCTATTGGGTTGTTGTTGTGGCTGTCGAGGCTCGTCTAATGGCTTACCTTGTTGTGGCTATCGGTGCCGTTATGACGCTCACACCTGGCGTAATTGACCCTTATAACGTGCCTGTTAACGGGCTTACGTTGTATGGGGTGTTGGTTATGGCCGCTGGTGCTCTTATGGCGGTACGTGACCGGTGAGCTTTTACACACCCCCAGGGTACGACAACCTGTTACACGCGATCGACGAGGCTGGGGGCGAGGTGCCGTGTCAGGCTGACCCGTCGGCTTTTTTCCCCGAGCACGGGGTTAGTTACTACGTGGCGAAACAGTTGTGTCGGTTGTGTCCAGTAAAATTAGAATGTCTCGAGTATGCTTTAGGCGCTAACGAAACTTACGGCGTCTGGGGCGGTTTGGGTCCAGAGGAGAGAGGGAAAATAACTAATGCGGGTAGATAGTACGGGTAGTCAGGTGTTTATTACCGCTACCGATGGTTGGGATATGGACGAGGGCAGGCTTGTTATGAGTCTTAAGCAGGCCCGAGAGTTGCGTACGGCGCTGGAAAATATGCGGCTTACGTTTGGTACTGAGGGGGTGGGCGAGGATGGCGAGGACGGTTAGAGCTCGTAGGACCGATCCGGTTACGTCTCACTTGGCCGCTGACTCGGTGGATAACGTGACGGCGACGCAAGCGTATATTTTACGGTGCCTTAAGCGACCACGTAACGATAGTCAACTGGTGCAGGCGTATAACTCTTATAAGACGGCACCTCGGGCGTCCGAGTCTGGTATTAGGTCTCGTCGTGCCGAGTTGGTCGATCGTGGCCTGGTGGTGGATACTGGCCGTCGTGTACGGTTGGACTCGGGCCGTTATTCGATTGTGTGGGGGTTGTCTAATGGATGACGTTAAATACATTGTCGAGGTGGTGGAGGATGACGCCGAGACGTTACTGGTCGAGGTGTACGAGACTCGCACCGCAAAGGCGCTTATTGAGGCGAGCTCGGGCAGTCGTAGCTTGATTGCGTCGGGTCGCTTTGCGGCTTTGTCGGACGGTATGCACTTTGCGGGGAATGAGTTGGCCGCTGTTATGGGCGACCACTGGTACTAATGCTTACCGCTGACCAGTTTGTGGCGTCTAAACAGTTAGACGAGGTTGCTTGGTTGGACGCCCGTAGGTTGGGGTTGTCTGCTACGACTATGTCTAAGGCTATGACACCGTCGGGTTTCCGTGAGGTTGTCGCTGATTGGGATAATGAGACACCGGTAACGGTTAACGCTTATATGCAGTTTGGGCTCGATAATGAGCCGTGGCTGGCTATGTGGGTCAAGGGCGAGACTGGTGTTATGCCTAATGATTGGCTGATACGGCACGAGTCTAACCTTGTGGCGATGGCTACACCGGATGGGCTGAGCTTGGACGGGTTGACGATCGGCGAGATTAAGACGACGGGTAAAGACTGGGGTGTTGTCGATAAAATACCGGTCGCTTATGTACGGCAGGTGCAGTGGCAGCTTTACGTTACTGGGGCTGAGCGTTGCGTTTTTGCTTGGTTGTTGCGTGAGGAGTCCGAGGCGGGTGTTATGGTGCCGGCGTGGCTCGAGCCTAAATATGGGTTTATTGACCGCGACGAGACCATAATAGAGAGTATGGTTACAAGGTCTGCCGAGTTGTGGCAGGCGATTACAGAGAGAGAGGGGTAGGTAATGGCACGTGGAAAGCACGCCGAGAAATCGGTGAGGCAAACAATAAATAAGCTGGAAACTAATTTACAAGAAGTCAAGAGCCGGTTAGCTGTAACTGTAGACGAGCTGACAAAGGCGCGTAAAGAGCTACAACGTTTGCACGCTTTGGAAAATGTCTTTAACGAAAATAGCGACGTCCTCAGACAGCTAAACGAGGCTCGTAGTAGCGTTGAGGCTTTGTCTACCGAGAACGAGCTATACCGCCAAAAATTGACGCACTATATCGAGGTATTGAGCGTAGACCAAAATTTAGAATTCTCTCGGGAAATTCTGGGCGATATGGCCGAGTTTGGACTTTTGCTAGAAGCGTTTAAGGGCGGTAGAGACCATAAGCGTCTTGCAAAAAATCGTAACTCGCTAATTAAAGGTTTAAACGAAAAAACATATATAGAACAATTCGCTCGCAGTCGTGGCGTACACGTAGGAGGTAAATAATGGCACGTTTCGACCTAAATAAGTATGCGACGGTTGCCGAGCGTTTGGCTATGCTCGAGACCGCTTACCCAGATTACCGGTTGGAGACTGTCGACTATTCGACGGCCGAGGATAGGGCTAAGGGTGTTTGGCGGGTGAAGGCGACGCTTTACTTATCCCGTGAGGACCAGTTAGACGGGTTGGCTAAGGCCACGGGGCACGCGTTCGAGGTTGACGGGCAGGCTGGCGCTAACTCTACGTCTGCTCTTGAGAATTGCGAGAGCTCGGCCGTGGGTCGTTGTATGGCTTTGGCGTCGGCCGCGTGGACGGGTAACAAGGATGACGCGGCCCGCTCGTTGGCTAGCCGTGAAGAAATGGAGAAGGTGCAACGTGGGGCACCGGTACAGTCGGCACCAGAGGCACCTGCTACGTTTTTTGATGACGTGAGTAAGGCTGGCACGGTTGACGAGCTCGAGGCTTTGTGGAATATGGCGAAACGTGACGGTTACGCCGACTTTGTGCGTAAGATAGTAACGCAACGTAAGGCAATGATTACAGGGGGTAAAAAATGAGTTACACGATACAGGATGTAGACGTAAACGACCAGCTAGAGATGTATTTAGCTCGTGTGCGATTGTGTGGTGCGTCTGACCAGTGGACTATTGGCGACAAGGGTAAGCCGTGGACTGACTATTATAAGCAGACCTCGGTGTTGTTCCGTAAAATGCGTGAGTCTCGCCGTGAGCGTGTAGAGGGTAAGAGTGAGTAACCTTACACCAGCGGATATTATCGACACGCTTAGCCGTATCGGTCGTGAAATTGACGAGGCTACCGCTACTATTGCGGACTTGGACGAGGCCGCGGTTAGGGCTAAGGCTGAGTATAAAAAGGGTTACGCTCGTGCGTTTTTGACGTGTGAGGGCTCTATGGATGTTAGGCGTTATACGGCTGAGTTGGAA